TCCCCATTGAAAAATGGAGCGGAGTAGAGAACTTTTGGCTTGTGCATAGGTCTGTCAGGCCCTCTTCCAGTGAGATCAATGGAGAAAAGCCAGTCTCAAAAAGCTTGGTGCAGTCTAAGGCCATCACCAAAGATTGCTCATCATTCCGATGCATCCGATAGGACACAATGCTCTTGCTTTGAAGCGTTGCTTTGCAGTGGCTAATGCACTGAGAAAGAAAGGTGCTGCGCCCACTTCCAATGTTGTAAATTGCATTGCGCTCTCCCTTCGTGCATACATGCTGAATAGCGCGACAAGTGTCATAAATATGAATGTAATCTCGACGCATACCTCCCACTCCTTCGACTGGTCTATTAGCTTTTAGCTCTTGGATGACATAATGCAAAGCATTGCGTTGACCATTGCTAACATCTAAACCACCGTAGACATTGCCAAGACGCAAAATACGCCATCCAATATTGTGATGAGAGCAATAATCAATTACCAACTGCTCAGCACAGCGCTTTGTAATGGAATACAGTCCTTTTGGCATGCAAGCATCACTCTCCTTCATCACTCCTTGATGCGATCCATAAACGAACCATGAACTAACAAAGTTGAAGGTATTAATGCCATTTTCTTTGCAGGCAACGAGCCTCCTCATTAGCGCATCAATATTTGTATCAGTGTGAAGCAATGGATCAAAGTATGAATTATTTGTCGTGCTAATTAAATAAAGAACCTCCTCGTCCATCGGCTCAAGTTGAGTGCGTTGTAATGGCCTGCCGCCATACAAACCAATGAAGTAAGCTCCAATATTTCCAGTGCCGCCGTAAATACTGAATGCCATGGTCATCCGGTGAATCCAATTGGAGCTTCCTTGACCTTGCCTGGACCAAAGAAATACTCGCTGTTCAGGATAATAGCTGTGATTAGCCGTTCAGCCATAAAAGCAATGCTGCGCTGCTGGTAGCCTTCAAGGCTCATGCAAAATTCTTTGTGCTCTTCCCAAATTGGCATAATTGTTTCAAAAACAAGAGAACAATATTTATCAAACAAATTACGAGGCCCTCTCGCCATATTGCATCCATAAAATTTTTGCTGGCGCCATGCATTATCTACCATTTCAAAACTAAGTGGGATTTTCCCTTGTTTTGCAAATTCCCGTGTAATTGATGGAGCGGCAAATGCAGAATGGCATTCCATGTATTGCTGTTCAACGCTTGAAAATACTGCAAATCCAGGCACATACAGAATATCTTCTTCCGAGGAATGAATGTATTCTTCTATCCACGGACGCCTATATTGACAAATGCCAATGTGTTCATCGGTCGTATTTTGCCATATCCAATAAAGTGCAGTCAAATCTCCTAAATATGGATTTAAGCAAGAAATATTTTTACCATTATCATCCATGGCAAAGTCATAATATTCATAATGGCTACGCAGACCGACATCCATATAGGTGGCACCAGCCATTAACGGGGTCATTGGAGAGCTGCAGAAAAAGCGTGGAGCACGCCCTGAAATACAGCAGCAATATAAATGTGGCTTGTTATTGGCCATATACTTGACGCGCTGCCCATAGCTCGTTGTAATTATTTACGCCCTTAGCACCAACGCCTGTTAAGTCTCCACCACCAGAAGGCTTACTCCAAGCCATAATCGTGCCATCAGGCAGCACGAATGCACGATTCTTTTGCTCGTAAGTGGGCGTCAGTTCAAGGTAGTCACCATAAATAAAATCAGGCTGACTGCTATTCATTGCCAACGCTTGTCCAAGTAGCGTCGGTCCAGTAGGACACAATGGTGTGATGCCATAATATTTTTCATGGCAGTTTTTGACAATCAAATTGATTGCAGTGACAAGCGCAGGATTGTCTGGCTGTGAATAAAGAACTGTTGTAGCACACGCCCAGCTTGTATAGCTAAAGCGTTGAATATCTCGAAATGCCAGCCACTTAATACGAGGGCCAATCTCCACTGGATTAGCCATTCTCACGGCAATGTCCATATACCAGCCACCAAGCTTATTTAATAAGCAAAAGCGACCAAGATCAGCCTTGTACGAATAAGGCTTTAAGCAGTCGTAAGCCCAAAGCACATCAGCGTCGTAATTATCTGCAATAAATTGACGCAATGTTTCTTTGCTGTAGACGGTGTGATTTGCAGCGGGAAAAGCGGATTTAACAGTACCAACAGCATGCTGCAAAAACGGCGACAGTTCGTCGCTCGTATCACTCAGAAAGATTTGAGAGATTTCCATGATGATTAACCGATGCGAGCAGGAGCGCCGAAGCCCTTAAATTCTGCAGGCTTTTCTTTTTCAGAAAGCAGCATATTCACAATTTTCAACATTTGTTTTTCGATGAACGGCCAAGTGAATTGCTTCTCGTGAATACGTTCGTAGCACCACTCTCCAGTCATTTGAAGCTCTTCGCGATTGTGATAATAATGATTCAAAATTTCAGCGAGGCTTTCTGGTTCTGGAAGTTTGCGCTCAAGACCATAATTCCTGTCAGTTTCAGAGCCATGACATTCAATGCGCCTCACTCCATTGAAAATTTCTTGGCAACTGGTGTGATCAGGAACAATTTGCGCCACTCCCGTAGCAGCATGCTCGGTATTAACAAGGCCCCAGCCTTCGCCAATACAAGTGTTAACGCCTACATCAGCAGCGTTATACACTTTGTTTAACTGCTCAACACTGAGACAGTTATGAGTAGAAAAATGCGGACTCGTAAGAATGAGCTTGCCAGTGGGGTCGTAACCTTCATCTCGCGCCACTCGTTTCATAAGTGGCACCAGTTCCCATCCCATATCTTTGGCTCCCATATTTAGCCAGAGTCGAGCGTCTGGCTTGTCTTTTGCAAACTTGATAAAGCCTTTGATTGTCAAATCAATGCGTTTGCGTGGCTGATTCCTGTTGCCATTGAAAACAATAAAAACATCCTTTGGTACGCCCAGTTCCTGCCTGCATTGATTTTTATCGAGTGGAAAAAACTTGGAAAAATCAGTGCCGTGTCCTACTACTGAAATAGGCTTTTTATATCCCATCAGTTCAATTTCTTCCTTTGCAAATTCCGTATATGTAATTAAATGATCCCATTTGTCAATGGCGGGAAGAAGTTCAGGGAAAAGACCATAAGAATCAATGGGAGTGTAAATACAGGTTTTAAACCCAATACTTTCTTTGAATGGCTCAATCTTGTCGATTAATGAAATGGCCACCCAAATATCGTTAACAATAAAAACAATGTCTGGTTTAATTGTTTGAACTAATTCCTGAATGCGATGGGAGCCAAATGGATCAGAGCCATAAGCCATTGCAGGATACATTTTGCAATGATCTTGCATCTCGCATGGATCTCCATGCCAATTAACAGCTAATGCATGCACTTCGTGCTCTTTTGCAAAAGCAGGAATCAAATATTCGGCAACGCGTCCAAATCCAGTCTGAACACCCGCATCGCCACAGTATAAAATTTTTGCCACACTCAAAATGAAAGCTGGCTAAATCCTATAAGCTGTTTCACACTTGGACACTAGGAAACTGTTGGCGTTTATATTCCACCCTGCAACGACATCTTGCGCGACAAGCACAGCGCTGACCTGGCAATGGAACAGAACCAATTGGTACAAGCCCACGCGCTGCATAATCAAGGCAATCTTGACAGTGCTGTGCCTGTGGGTCAAGAATGCGCCGCATCAAGCTATATCCTTGCTGTTCTTGGCGAATCGAGGAACCTTCCCAAAAACTGCCTCGCACGCTCTCAGCGTATAACCCAATGCGAGCAAGAGCCATGGCCCGAGAAGAACGCTGCTCCAGAAGATCACGAGCAAAGCCCTGTAAATAACGATATTCCTCACGAAGCCTTTGACCGATGCGACCATATTCCGCACTTCCCATGCCATCGCGTCCACCATGGCCGATAATTGCTGCCTGAATATGAGCAGCCTTAATTGCCTCGCGGACACTCCCTTGCCACTGATCAAGCGTGATGTTGCCATCAATCAGCATGTTGGTGAAACGCTTGAGCATCGTACCAAGCTTATTGATGCGACCATCGATCAGGGCTTCTACTGCTGCCTTGCTTAAGAATTTACCTTTCTCATCGCGATAGCGGCCAGTATTGCGGTCGTAAGACCATGCAGCGTCCATCCTGCTTGACAATACCGCCGCTGTGAATTGCGACAGATCATTCAGCATTGTCAGCCTCCAGGATTTCCTTGAAACGCTCTGGGGCCTCCTGTTTCCATTCGTTAAGCGCTGTAGCAATATCTTCTTCAGAAATCAATGCTGCTTCGTCAACATCAGAAAGCAACATTCCCTCCACTTTTACTGGCTCAATAGCATCTTTTTTGAAATATTTGGCTTGCTCCTTCTTACCCTTAAAGGCTTTTTCTATTGAACCATGCTTGCGTTTGTACAGCTCTTTGTACTTCCGCGTCACATATGCACCAGCGACGGCGCTAGGCCACACTTTGAATTTTGCCTTTGCTGCTGCAATTGCCTGTTGATGAAGCTCTTTGTCCGTGAATTCAGCATCCCCTTTGATTTCTTCAAGATCACGAGGCAGATATAAACCAGCAGCATCTTGCACTTCCCTGCTTCCATCAATGGGAAGCGTGCCGTTTTCTTCATTAAGTGGATCTCTCCCTCCAGGGGCTACATTCATCTTGCCAGGCTGTTGCGGAAGTTCACGAGGGAGCGATGGATCGAGAACCGTCTCCATTGACCACTCAGAGCCTCCAAAACGGGCGTCTGCTACTTCCTGTGGGTGGAGCACCCCGAGCTGGATGTAGCGGCCATCTACGGCAGCTACGCGGGCGCGAACGTCTGCCATCTCGCGCTCGTTCAGCTCAAATAGATTGTTGAATTGCACGCGCCATGAATTGGGCACTCGACCACGAGTTGGTCCATCTTGGCTAAGCATGATTAGTTCCATCAGTTTTTGGAGCGGGCGCTTGAAATGAGCCGTTTGGTAATCAGCCAGGAATTTGGCGAAATCACGCTCTTCACTACGGCCTGTTGCGCCAAGGCCGCTTGGGCTTTCGCCAAAAAGAATCGTATGAGGAATTTGCGAGGCGCCAATAATATCAATACGCAGCTTCTCTAGCACTTCGCCAATGCCACCAAAATTGCGGCTAATAAATTCAAGTTCTTCTTTTTCTGCATCAATGGCATAGCCACGATAGATGCTCTTGCTCATATCATTAAGCACAAGGCGCTGACGAACATCAGCCTCCTTGCCAGCAGCAAGCATCGTGGAAAGACCGCGAAGCTTGTGAACAAAAATGTCAAATTCAGTGAGGAGTGTTGCCGCAGAATTTAAGCCAGTCCAATAATGCTTAAAACTGTCATAAACGGTCTGCAGACTACTCATTCCCCATCCATAGTTCCGCTGCCTAATGCGATAAGGAAGCCATTCACCATCAAAACGTAAAATCCTATCTTTATGAATGCGAACTAATTGCGGCTCAGCAATAAGATCGCCAGAAATAATTTGATAATAGGTGGCCTTGGAATAGTCGTAAAGATTTTCTTCTTCAATCACAGGAGCAATTTGCCACCTATCCAACACTTCCATTCCTTCAATGGAACGAATGTTGCGCTTATCTACAGGCTGATCTGCACGGCGACCGTCATCAATGTATAGAAGAATGCAAGAGCCTCCATAAAGCCTGGCATTCTTGCTTGCCAGCATAAAATTCTCAAGGATGTAAAGATCCTCGATAATTTGTTCCACACCAGCCACTTCTTCTGCTGCTGCACCCTCCCCACCAAATAGCACTTTGAAGCCCTTGCGCGTTGCTTGCTCGGCAACAATGTCAACAATCCGCTTTGGAATCCACTCTCCATAGAGATTTTCAAGCTCTTCCTGAGTAAGAAAAATGATGGGTTGAGCAGTGGTGTAGCGGCTTTTGTCACGCCCAGTACCCATGCCAGTAAGGGCATTGGCAAGTCCGTCCATTCGCAAGCCACCAGCCGTGGAATGCCCCAGGTCCACCACTTCTCCTTCCATTGTTTTAACGATGTAACACTTGCCTTAATTCTAATGGTGGCTATGATGTGGCCGATGCTGTCCCATTATGGCCCCAATGCCCATTGAATTTTCTTTCTCCGAAGAGGAACGAAAGCTTGCAATGGAGGAGGGAATGCGTAGGCAGTCAGTTAACGAAGCAAAGGGCCTTCGTGGCCGCAATCGAGGGCCTCGCTTTGGAGACAAAGCCCTGGAAGTACATCTCCTTGGTGCCGCAGGAGAAATGGCAGTTGCTTCATATCTTGGCCTCAAAGAGTTTCTTTATCAAGAAACAGAAGCTCGTCGCGGATCAGACGACTTGCCGGGCATTGACGTTAAAACACGAAGCAAGCATAAGTACGACTTAATCGTTCAAAAGAACGAAGATCCCAAAAAGAAATTTGTCCTCGTTACCATTGAAGACAAAATCACTCTCATCCATGGCTGGTGCTATGGAGAAGAGGCAATGGAAGGAAAATTCTGGGCTGATCCTGCTCGTGGTAGGCCCGCATATTTTGTTCCGAAAAGTGCGCTACACTCATTAGATACCATTTTTAGTAGCTAATGAGCGAGGAGAAAAATTTTTACGTTTATGCGTTTCTCAGGTCAAGAGATTCTATTGTTGGACCGCGATTAAGCCCCTACTACATAGGCAAAGGAAAAATGTCAAGGGCTTTTGACCTAAGTCGAAAAGGTGCAAAGCCTCCTTCAGATCGCTCGTATATCGTCTTTGTCCAAGAAGGGTTAACTGAAGCAGAGGCTTTGGCGCTAGAAATTTTCTGCATTAAATTATATGGTCGAGTCGATAACGGCTCTGGCATCCTTCGCAATCTCACTGATGGCGGAGAAGGAGTCAGTGGCTACCGCTTCTCTGAAGAGGGGCGGCAACGCCTGTCGTTGGCGCATGTGGGAATCAGGCATTCCGAAGAAACGCGTCGGAAAATGTCCAACTCTCGAAAAGGGCAATTGAATCACAATTATGGAAGGAAAGATATGATCAGTAATTTCAAGGGCAAGAAACATACAGAAGATGCGCGTCGAAAAATATCGCTAGCAAAAACAGGCCAAAAGCAATCCCTTGAAACAATTGAAAAGCGGGCAAATTCGCTAACTCGCTATAGATACGAATTGATAGACAAGCAGGGCGAAGTGTATGTCACCGATAATTTGACGGACTTTGCTTTGAGTCACGGACTCGCCCGATCGCATCTAGGCGCCATCGCACAAGGTAAGCGCAAAACACACAAAGGCTGGAAATGTCGCATTATTGAGGCGCTGAAATGACACTTCGTTGCAGCGACTTTGCCGAACACGCACTTGGCGTCGAATTATGGGACAGACAAAAACGTATCCTAAATAGTCTTTTTGAGAAAAATATTACCCATGCTATTTGGGCTATGGGTCGAAGAAGTGGCAAGACTTTCATGGCGGCAGTCGCAGCGGTTTATCTGTGTTTTGTTCAAGACGAAAAGTATCGCAAAAGAGTAAGAAAAGGTGAAAAGTTTTATGTAATCACAGTGGCAAACGATCTCGGTCAGGCCAAAATTGCGCTAGACAATATTCGCCAATTAATTATTAATAGTCCCTTTGAACAGGAAATTACTCGCGAAACCTCCCTGGAAATTGAAATTAGTAATGGCTGTGTATTCCAAGCAATTCCCGCATCGGCTCGCGCTTCTCGTGGTAAAGCCGTAGTTGCCATCATCATGGACGAACTTGCCTTCTCAATTGAAGGCGATGCAAACCGTGGTGCAAAAGCAATGTATGACGCTCTCGCACCATCTATTGCACAGTTCGGGAAGAATGGAAAAATCATCGAACTGTCGTCTCCATGGTTAACAGATGGTCTGTTTTACGAACATTTCCGCCAGGCGGAAAGTGGCGACTATCCAGGCATGGAAGCTTTACAAATTCCTACTTGGGAAATTAATCCGCATCTTCCATTTGGCTGTGACTTCCTTGAAAATGCGAGGAAGAAAGATGAAGAAAGCTTCATGATTGAATTTGGAGCACAGTTTGCTCGGAACAATTCCGCGCTGCTCGCTCCAGAAATTGTTGAAGTGGCAGTAAACAAGGAAAGAGGA